TCGATTTGATCTATTTTTATTACTTTTTCTAAACTCATAATTTTAATTTAAGCATTTGTAAAATACGTTACTCCAATTCTAACGCTGCAACTTGTTGTAATTTCTTGGGCAACATTAGACAAAACCCCCGGCTGATTTCCACTATATATTGAGATTACACCATTAGAACACTGCGCCCAAGGAGTATTGGCGTAATATGAAGAATTACTAAAACCATTAAATCGAACATTACAGGCAGTTGCAAATTTAGCGTCAGTGGATTGAGTAAATGGCAAATTTATATTAACACTACCGACAGGACTTGAAACACTAGCAAAATCAATATAACCCGTAACGTGGACAACTCTTCCTGTTCTAGTATATGACAAAGTATTATTATTTAAAGTAATAGTCCCACTTGTGTTTGGTGTCATTGTAGCCGTATATGTCCCCTCCTCGTAATCGTTTAATGTTACCCCCGTTGCGTTTGGTGTTCCACCCGTAGTATTATTATTAAATACTATTCCGTTTGGTATAGATACAATACCCCCCGAGGAGATGCGGAGGCGTTCGGTTGGCGCTATATCATTTGTAGAATCTCTTGTTAAAAATACTAAATCTCCTTTTGTCGCATTACCCGTATCTGTTTGTTTCAAACCAATATAAGCGGGGGAATTTATTGAACCTCCCGTATATCCGAAACCAATTGAATACACCGCTCCCGCAGTATTATAAGATGTTGTGCCTAATTGTAAATAAGAATTACTTGTGGTAAATGTTGTTGGGGCAGAACTACCATCTCCCAAATCAATAGTTAATTTAGCACTTGGCAAATCAGTTCCAATACCTACATCACCCTCCGATTTTATGCGGACATGCTCAACTATTGGCGTACCTCCAGATATAACCGTATCCCCCGTAGGTGTTATTTTTATATCACCGTTTGAATTAAGCGTTAAATCACCATCAGTAACATCATAAACTATTTGCGCTTTATATAATCCATCATCTAAAAACTGCAAAGAGCCGCTGCCTGTTGTACCTTGTTGATCTATACTAATCCCGCCGCTAGCGTTTTCGGTTGGAATAATTATTTTTAATATTTTATTAGTATCATCAACAACTAGCATAGCATCTGATGTAATACTACTAGTACCATTCCAGAAAGTAACTTGAGCCGCTACGCCTGTGCCTGTCACATCTCCTGTCGGAGCGTCTACCATTGTAAGGCTTTCGCCATCTGCTGCCACGGTTAAGAATTTACCCGCGTTGCCTGTCCCTCCTAAATCATCCTTATAATTTATTACGCTTTCTCTTTCATCTGTTAGCTGTGCGCGTTCAGTTGTTGGCGTGATCAGTTCTTGCGTGTTGTCTGGTAGATTGGTATTTATTGCAGACGTGCTTAATTCGGTTCTCGTTTTCTTTGCCATTGTTTTCTAGTTATAGGCTGCAGTAAATGCGACATTTAAATGCGCCTGTGAAGGTGTTAATTCGTAGTTTATTGCCTCAAATACATTGAAATTATTAGGCATTTGTAGCTGTAAGCTGTAGCCATTATTAGCATTGTCCGTGCTGTATATGTCACTTAGGTTATTAGTGGCCACCACTTGCACAAATTTAGAGCCGTCACGCGTTAATAATACACGTACTGACGTACTTCGCTTTATCTCATTAATAGCTAATAAATCATTATTGCTTAGTTGATCGGTTTGGCAAATTATTTGCTGCACCCAATCGTTAGCCACCCTTATATTAGTGACTTTAGCCGAGACGTAGTCCTCATTTATAGCACGCGAGGAGGCTATCCCCGTGCTGCTAGAGACTTGTACCTCTTGTTTAATATCAAATATATACTGCTCGTATGCGCCTAAGCTATTTAAATACTCCACAAAGATAGGGTTAGAGCAGTCCTTAGTTACTTTGTAATATACCGTATCCAAACTCTTACCGCCTGACGTTGTAAAGGCTGCACTAATCCAATGGCAATTAGTTGGTATAGCTGTAGTATAGTTTTGTAGGTCTAGGTTTTGCACCCCTGTAGTGGTAGGTATTGCCGCGCTTGATAGCTGACTAATTACGCCTTTGTTTATATTTAAATATGTGATTGTCAATATAGCGCCCTCATCTGTAGGGTATAAAATGCCTATAGTCCTCTTAAAATTTGAGTAGATACGCGGCTCACTCCACTTTGTTAATGCCGTGTTTAGCCCTGTAGTACTTAATACATGATTGTATAAGTTAGCACCGCCAGAGCTATATATTTGTTTCTGGGCATATATAGCGAAATAGCTATTTACTGAACTAACAAAATTAGGACTAAACCCTGTCCAACTCTGTGCGTATCTTAGTCTAAACTCTACCGATACAAGGCCATTTTTTTCTAGGTATTCAGTGAGTATCTGGCCAACATCTAAAAATAAAGTACCGTCAGACTTTGGGCTATATTTAAAGGTCGTTGGTATTAAACTAGCTGTATTCGCTGCGTTTCTTATTTTAATTTCAATCTTAAAATTATCATTTGCTTGCTCCGTCGTTGTTAAGATGAAAGGTATTTGAGAGCGTGACGCGTTGGCGTTACTTGTTACCCCGTCAATGGTTCGAATCGGTTCGCTTGTGATTGTTAGTGCCATTATCTTCGCTTTACTTTTAAACCATTAGTGAAATCTATTCGCATCTTCTGTCCCATATCCTTCAATAATTTGGTCTTTGATTCCTTTATTGCTTGGCTTACGCTTATTCCCTTTCTGCCTCGTTTTATTGACGTGCCATTTTTTACAATACTATTGCCAATGGCGAAAGCTAATTGTTTAATAGTTTGCTTAGGGTTTGGCTGAATGTTAGGTTTAGCGCTAATCCATTCCATTAAAGCATTAATAAACTTAGCGCCTATGTGCTTAGGCTGTGATCCTACGCCTGTTTGAAGATATTTTAAGTATTTCGGGCCCCTTAGTTCAGCCTCTAGCTTCTGATTTGCTACTACTCTAAGCGTATTAGCTGCGTAGCCTGTAGCGTTTAGCCCTTTGCTTTTAATTTGCGCTATTAAATTGTCCTTAACATCGTTTAAGAACTCTCTATATTCGTTATTGAAATTAAGCGCATTCAAAAGTATCGCGGAATATAGGTATAGAAAAGCTGAGCTTCCACCCAGACAGCACCTCGCTAGTAATGTTTATAGATTCAATGGCCTCTAATTCGTAGTCATCTATATAAGTGCTTAGAGCAATTATACCAGAGGCGTTAAGTTTGTCCATCATGCCGTCGGCTTTTGGCTTTAAAGCGTCTAAAATTACGTCTATTTGTGTGGCTGTGTCGTCCGTTCCTGTGGATAATTTTAAGTAGTAAACTTCGACGCCGTACTCCATTAGTACGTTGTTAGTCTGGCCGTACGTTATGTTAGTAACCGTTGGCAAATTAGCATAAACGCCCACGCCATTAGATAGGTCGTAACTGCCCACCAATTCATTTAAATCATTTGGGTTCGCTGCTCTAAGGTAAGTCAACCCCTGTCCTTCTATTATGCTTTTCAGAGTGGTTGCGATGATGTTCATACTTTGCTAGTATTATGAAAAATATTGCTGTAAAGATAGCAAAAAAAAAGCCGAATATGAACGCGACTATTAAGACAATTATTGAAATACTCATGTTTTTCTTTGGATTTCTTGAGTTTTAGAGTTAACGTACCCCAATTCCCTGTTTAAAATAATTAAATTATTGACGGTTATTAGTTCCATATCCCAGATATTATCGTGTGTATATTGTGGATAAGTCTTGCAAAGCTGATCTATAAACATAAAGTCACCCCATTTTTCTAATCGTTTAGAGCCCGCCATATCATAAAAGCTATTCATTTTTGTTTGTTCTGCTGTGCTTGGTATTGCTTCCAATCGCTTAGATAAGTCCTCCTCAACGCGTTTAGTCTCTTCAAAAAAAAAACTGCCCAAGGCCATGCCATAATAATAGGCAAATTATCAATAGCCTTTTTTATTGGCTCTAGCTTAGCGCTGTCAAACTTTCCATCTATTGAGGGCTGCGCATATATAGCGATAACATCGGACACGATCTCGCGCATATCTTCCGCGCCTTGTATTGCATTTTTAACCATAGCTTTTTGGCCATACCTTGCAAAATTAATATCCTTTGGGAATTTGATTTGATGACCTAAAATAGTTAGCGGCTTTCTGGCTAAATGGTTTAAGTCCTCTGGCATGTCTTTGATGCTCTGGTAAACGTGTTCAATCGCGGGGCTGAGGTCTGCCTCTGTGTTCTCTAAATATCCCAAATCAATGCCAGATAATACGCTCAATAATTCTAAGTCTGACACGTTAGGCCGCAGCGCTGCCCATTGTTTGACCGTCAACTCCTCCCATGAATCGGGTATCTGACCGCCGATAATATCATCATTATAATGTATTTTAAATCGTTTCATCGTATTGTCAAAGGCCCCCTTAGTGCATAGCTTAGCGCGTATCTGACCGCGTCAACCGAATGGTTTGCCCTGTCCAAACAAATATCAGTCGGGTTGTTGTTTTCATCTAGCTTGTATTTATACTCTCTAAATTCTTTGATGGTTTCTAGGCTTTCCTCATGTATAAATATCTGGTGCGTTCTGATAAATCCAAGCCCTTGTCTTATTGAGTCTTTGCCCTTCTTAGCGGGCTTTATTCTTATGCCTCTATTTCTGAGTTCTTTAATTGTCCTTACTTCATTATCAGCGTATACCTTATGTACTCCGATTGCGTGCAGTTCCTCGGCTATGTCTTTTAAAAGCATTTTAGTTCTAAAAAATATCTGTTCAATATAAATTCTATCTTCTACCTTCGTGACGCGGCAGCAGACACTTGGGTCGTTATAACCAAAATCAAGGCCAAAAAATACTTTCCCTTGTGGCACATCTTGACAGATATTAATCTTCTCAAAGACTAGGTTTCTACTTTGTACCCAATTCCCGCGCGTGTATACGTTCCAAAGGTCTGTATCTGTTTTCTTTAAGCCCTCAATTTCCTTGACCATTTCTGTAGGTATGTACGGATTATCTTTGTAAGTGCTTACGTCTAGTTTGACGTCTTGATCTGGCCAATGTTGGCGGTCATCTTCTATGTATGTTTTACACCAATTTTCAATACCCGCGGGGTTATAATCTAAGATACAG